TGACTTTTCCTGCTACCACAACAAGCTGACATCCCTTGAAGGTGCACCATCCCATGTAGGTGGTGACTTCTTCTGCAGTCTCAACAAGCTGACATCCCTTGAGGGTGCACCGCCCCATGTAGGTGGTAACTTCAGCTGCAGCAGCAATAAGCTGACCTCCCTCAAGAACATCCACAAGATCATCAAGGAGATAAATGGTAGATTTTGGTGCCACAGCAACCCAATCAAAGAAGGTCTGCTGTACATCCTGCTTATAAAGGGGGTAACAGCAGTAAGAACTACTTGCCCAGACGCAGATGAGATCATCAACGAGTACCTTAAGACAAACCCATCTGGCTCAATTAGAGCAGCTTTAGATGTGCAGCAGCTGCTCTCAGACGCGAACGTGGAGTATCCAAGATGAAGCTCTATGACTTCAGCGCGTTTGCTCAAAAAAGAGCTGAAAGAAAAGCAGCCCAAGAGGTTGCAGATACTGCTGAGAAGCTGCACGAGCCAGGGTCAGTTATTGAATTAAAGAATAAAGTTTCACACTGGTTTAACCTGCACAAAGAAGTTTCTAAGTTATCGGCTTAGTGTATAATAGAACTATGAAAAAATATCTTCGTATTGCTTCTGATCTCCACCTCGAAGGGTTCATTGGGCGTGATGCAGAAACTCTAGCTTTGGACTTCCTCCCAAAAGATGCGCGTGATGATCAGAGCATCCTCATCCTAGCAGGAGACGTTTCGTCATCACCTGAACAGCTTATCAGATTTCTGTCTGCATGTATGCAGAGGTTTTGGGACGTTATCTTTGTTCCCGGAAACCACGAATATTACCGCCACCACTTTCACCAGTGGAATATCGACACGGAGACGGACTTAGTTGCACTGCACCAGGCTCACTTGAAAGATGGTAAGCATCTATACTTTGCAACTGATAGCGTACAGTACGCTGACATTGGTGGGATTCGCTTCATCTTTGGTACGTTGTGGGGTGACGGAGGACCTACCTTAGAGGATCAGGCCAAGACGGGGTTTTATCTCAACGATTTTCGCCTCATTAGAGCTGGTGACGGCTTTGTCAGGTTTACTGTGCAAGACATGATCACCCAGTACAAGAGGGCCAAGTTCGGAATTGAGAGTGCACTGAGCGCTCCATTCGCTGGGAAGAAAATCGTGGTAACTCACCATCTTCCGTCTCGTAGGCTGGTATCTGCGCGTTTCTGGCCTGGTGATGGTTCTGATGGCGCCAATGGCGGTTTCGTTGGAAACTGCGACGATATTCTTGCAAGGACTGAGATTGCTCCCGCGCTGTGGATTCACGGGCACACCCACGACACAATCAACACCACGCTGTGGAACACTAGAGTTGTCTGCAACCCAGCTGGATATCGTGGGGAATGGATGTCCAAACACAACAGCTTTATGCAACCTGGAGATAACGGACAGCGTGAAACTGTTCCAGTGTTTGTTGATCTTGACAGTCTTGAAGTTTGCTAAAGCAAATTCTCTTGTTTATATTCGATGGGGCCAATTGGCCCCATCGTTTTGTTTACGTTAAATAGTTAAAAGCTGCTAAACAAAATGCCAGATACCTCAATTAAAACGTATTACGGTGATTTTCCAGATCGTGAAGTTATTGACGCGATGAAGGTGGGCGATAAATTTCTCTGGATTCCAGATAGCAGAATGAGAAAGTTTGGTGCTAAACCTACCCTTTACACATTACAAACAATACCAATTGGAAGTCGTACCACGACTATCATTTACCCCCATTGGCCATTAATTTCCCACACATACATAGCAAATGGCTGAAATAATTAAGCTCAGTGACCGGCGAAAAAAAGAACAACCTTCTTTGCAGTATCTAATAGATAATGCTGTTGAATTAACTTCGATTGAATGGGAAAAATTTGCCAGACTGAATAGATTGAATGAATATTTTCTTCAAAAAGCTGGAATTTGGGCTGATAATAGTATTTCCTACATGTCTGATTTAACAGCAATATCAGAAATTGAACAGAAACTAGGAATGTCTATCATCGTTAGATCTCCTTTCCAATCAAATCTTGGATGGAGAGCTTCTTTTCCGACTAAAAGTTCAATGATAACAACACCTGACATGCCGTTTGAAACATACGCTAGGTGCTTTAATATCATTCTATTTCTAAAATTGAAACGCGATCTAGTACAGCACGGCTACGCAGACGAGTTGTAACAGTTACAACTTTAGATGTACATATTTCTAGGTTGATGTATAATAGCACCATCAACGGAGAAATCGCCATGAAGCATCAAGTCACTATCTCTGGGCTGTCTCACACCATCGAACTCTCTGAAGTTGAGGCGTGCAAACTGATGGCCGCATTGGCGAAAGCGGTTGCCATGGCTGTTGGTCCTGGTATCTCTTCCCAAACTACGGAGTTTGATCTGGAGATCAACGATGCTCGCACCGGAGAGCCGGCGCTTGGACGTCTCCAGTTCATCGTGCGCGTCTAATGTTTACCCAAGACGATCCCTTTTCGGTGTGTATGATTGAGCGAAAGCTCAAGCAGGGCCACACTGTCATGTTCTCCAAAGGACAGCTGGGCTGCTGCCAGGCGACGGCGCAGGTCCGCAGGATTCAGCCTGCTTTCGGCAGTTATAAGAGCAACCTGGAGCGGGACTACGTTCCCGGTTACTACAGCCTTGTGCATACCCGGGGCGCTGAAACTCTCACCGCTGGAGAGTGCCGCAGCCTTAAGTTCAGAGCTGAGGGTGATACCATCTTTGTTCACCTGCCACCTTGTGTGTAATGCAGATCTACCATGCCAGCGTAACGCTTGAGGATGGCTTCGAGGTTCTCGAGCAGCCGACCAAGCATGACCGGTTGGTCCGCGGAAAGCGGGTAGACCGACCCTCTGGGTGGACGCTGTTTCACCACATGAAAGGCCAGCCTATCCGATGTCACTTCTGTGGCTGTCAGGCCGACCAGTGGGTAGCCGAGAAAGGTCGCAAGGATCACCAGGGGCACCCCGTTCTCAACCTCTTTGCTACCAACTCACAGGGGCATGTCGTGCTGATGACGAGGGACCACATCATCCCAAGGTCACTTGGCGGGGTTGATGCAGTTGCCAACCTGCGGCCGGCATGCGGTCCTTGCAATGAGCAGCGCTCTAATGATGTATCTCCAGAGGTCATCAGGTTCGCTCAGGAGCACCCGGAGCTGGTAAATAAAGAGCGCATCATCAAGGGACTGGAGAGTCTCCAGAACCACATTGAAAGCCTCAGGCGTAATGGAAAGCAGAACGAAGCTGAAATTTCACGCATCTTGAAACCGTATCAAGACATGGGCTACTTGTAACAACGATAAAACGTTGTACTTTTCTGCAGGTTGATGTATAATAGCTTCATCAAACGGAGAAGATCATGAACGGCAATATCAAGTTTCACAAGCCCAACGGCCCCGCTTTTGCGATAGGTGAGCACTGGATCAGCCACGGCGGGAAGTGCAAGGTGACGATCGCTGGTGTCACCAAGATCGGTGATGGCAAGTTCGACTATCTGATCGACTACCTACAGTCCGACGGTACCCTCGCCCAGAAAGGTGGTTGGGATTTCCAAGTGCGCTACGGCCACATTGCCGATGAGTGGATCCGCTGATGAACATCGTCGAAGAACGTGAGCGCGTCGCTGAGATGTGCGCCGTGTGCCAAATGGCCACCATGATCATCAATGGCAAGCGGGAGTGGTCAGCACGGATGTGGTGCAACGCCATCGGCGAACACGTCGTTGGTTACGGCACAACCGCATGGGAAGCTGTGCAGTCAGCTCACGCCCTCTACAATGCGGAATCACGTTGATGAGTGACCTCACTGCGATGGAGCAAGAGGCCCTCGAATGGCTTAAGGGGCAAGGAGGGTCTGTCCTCGTGACGTCCATTCCGGAGAAGAATAACCGTGGCGTTTTCGGTATGGAACCGGGAATGACCATCTTCAAGAAGCTCGCCAAGAAGGGCCACGTAATCATTACTGAGGAAGAGCCCGTACAGTTCGATGACGGCACATGGTTCGAGTTTACGCCGGCAGTTCAACTTGTCTTGTCTGCATAAGTTACATTTTTTTGGCTCTTTTGACCAAACCTGTGTTATAATGCATCATCGCACGGAGAAACACACATGAGCACCATCAATCGTAAGCTTGTTACCATTCGAACCATTGACTCCATTCAGCCTATCGCTGGGGCTGATGCTATCGAGTGCGCCGTTATCGGTGGATGGACTGTCGTAGTCAAGCGTGGAGAGTTTGTCCCTGGGGACGAGGTCTTCTACTTTGAGATTGACAGCTTTCTGCCGGAAGGAGTTCCTGCCTGGCAGTTTCTGGTCGACAAGCAGGGTCGGGAATTTAATGGAGTTCGCGGACACCGCCTTCGCACTGTCAGGCTTCGCGGCCAAATTAGCCAGGGGTTTGTTCTGCCACTCGATGCCTTCCCGGTCGTGCGCGACGGTGCCAAGGCCGACCCTGAGTACGACATCGCTGCGGCTCTCGACATCGTCAAGTGGGAACAGCCCCTTCCCGCTGAGCTGGCTGGCCAAGCGGAAGGCCTCTTCCCGAGCTTCATCCGTCGGACGGATCAGGAGCGCTGCCAGAACCTGGTGCAGGAAATCTTCAGTTACGATGAAATGCTCGTAGAGTTTGATGTTACCGGGATGCAGCAGAGCGTAATTGATCAGCTTGAGCGGAATGGTGTCATTAAGTTTGTGCCTACCTCTGGATGGGTCAAGGTGCAGCGTGCCAAGGCCGACCGCAACGCTCGCTACGAGGTAACCCTAAAGATGGACGGCAGCAGCTGCACCGTCTTCGCGCGAGCCGGCATCAACGAGGTGGAGACAGGGGTATGCAGCCGCAACCTGCAGCTCAAGGTCAACGGGGCCAACGCCGACAACACGTTCGTCAAGGTGGCGCTTCAAAGCGGCCTGCTTGGTGCTCTCGAGCAGATTGCTCGCAACAGTGAAGGTAACTTCGCGGTGCAGGGTGAGCTGATGGGTCCTGGCATTCAAGGCAACCGTGAGAATCTGAAGGTCCACCAACTGTTCATTTTTGACGTACAGAACATCGACAAGCAGACATACATGACACCGGCGCAGCGAGCCGAGTTCATGTTTTTTCTGTACAGCAATGGTGTGAATCCTTACCTGGTCAAGCACGTGCCAGTGCTGCATGACAACGTAACGCTCGACGAGCTTGGCATCACCAACGCCAAGGAGCTGCTGGCATTCGCTGAGGGCCCGAGCTTGGCGCACCAAGTTCGTGAGGGTCTAGTCTTCAAGCGGGTAGACGGCCAGTTCAGCTTCAAGGCCATCAGCCAGAAGTATCTGATGGCCGAACGCGATTGAGCCATTTCGTGAACTCACCAACTGACATTTCGCGTTTGTCTTCTATGCGACAGCATCGAACCTTTGGTATTCCTCTGAGCGCAGACGCTATGGCTGCGGCATGTGTGGGGGACTTTGGGACACCAGGTCTTCCGACTAGTGGGTTGGCCCTTCCTTTTAACTTCATGCGCTGATGTTTGCGCCGCTCATCAGTCCAATGCTCTTCAAGCCATCGCTGATGAGCGGCACGCCGCTCATCAGTCCAACTTGCGCTCTGGCTTCGCTGAAGACGTTCTCTGAATGCAGGATCTTCCCAGTTCTTCTTACTTGCTGCAGAAAGCTTCTTCAGTTGTTCGTCAGTAAATTTGTGTCCCGGGTGCCCAACAGGTGCACCGTCAAGTGCGTTCTCCTCGATAAGATTAGCCCACCCTGGATCATGAACAATGCGGTGCTCACGCGAGAACTTCAAAGCAGCAGTCTTGGCAACTTCAATGTCATCAAAAGCTCCAAGGATCTCTGTCTCTACATCTGCGCCGTGCTTCCTAAGGTGCGCTTTCCAACGCTTTCCGGAACCATGGTATTTGAATGGGTCCTTCGTCGTTTTACCAAAGTACTTCAATCCGGTTTGTCTGTGTGTCTTAATGTACAGGTAGATGATCTTCACCTCCTACGACTATTTATAGCACAAGCCATCAGCAACGCGTTCCTCGCCAAGGAAAATAACTGATTTCTATAGGAATGCAAAATGACGTATGAGCTATTCTCTTCTTTGATCTGGGCAATCATGGGGGCCCTCACATTCAAATTTTCAGGATGGGGTGGAGTGGTTGGGGGATGCGCTGGACTGATTTTCTATCATCTTGTTCTGAAGCCAACATTTGGACTCTAAATGGACAAAGAAAAACTACTCGCTGAAAGGGAAAAGCTTGTTAGTCAGGTTGAGGCTCGTAAGGCTAAGGGACCTGACAGCAAGTCCGCGGCTTCTCTCAAGTTCTTCGAGGAGGACCTGATTGCTCTTGCCAAGAAGATCCTCACTATTGACAAGAAGCTAGGACGCGTGTAATGGCTAAGATCACCGTCACGTTGCAGTGCGTTGAGTATGCTCTCGCATTACCCCCTCGAAAAATGCATGGTGAGCAGATCAAACTGCAGGTGTTGCCAAAGCCTGGGGACTTCCTTAAAAGCGGGGACGGATACGCAGAGATTATCCGTGTGGTGCACGATATCAAAACTGGCGAAATCACGTTGGTGATCAAATGAAATTCTTCTCAATTGACAACTTCATCGCAGTCGTAGCGACTGCTGGTGTGAGCCTCATGTCCATCAAAGCTGGGTTTGAAGTAAATCCTGTTGAAATGGTAACTTTGTACGGAGTTTTCATGCTGTTCAGAAAGAACAATTCAGATGATTAATGACACTCTCATTTGGTTGCTGATTGTTCCAATTCTTGGGGCAGTAGCAGTATGGTGGTTTACCGGACACAAGAAAGAGAACCTTGCGCCCGCGGCGCTTTATGCTGTCATTTCATGTGTCATTGTAACTTTCTGCTTCTTCATCTCTAAGGGAGTTGCTACAGCTGACGTTGAAATTTGGAATGGACAGGTAACAAGTAAGAACAGACAGCACGACTCCTATAAGCGCCCGTATGACTGCAACTGCAGGAGCGTGTCGCGATGCTCTGGTTCTGGTTCCTCTCGCTCCTGCACCTCAGACAGGGTATGCGATACGTGTTGGGAGGATCGTTACACCGTGACATGGTCCTGCTATACTACAATCGGCACCTACACCATTCAGCATCTAGATACCACAAGCAGGTCGGTCTACGCAACGCCGGATCCCGCTCGCTACAGCGTTATCAAAATTGGTGATCCAGTTTCAAAGCGCAGCACCTACACGAACTACGTTCAAGCTGTTCCCCAGTCACTTTTCGCGACTGCCGCACCTAGTGTCAGGGCACGTTTTGTAAGTCTAATTCCTCCGTATCCTGATGGTGTATACGACTTCTATAAGCTTGACAGGTTCTTGACCCCAGGCTATAGTTCCACTGAAGCTGGTGAGTGGAACTCTGCAATTAGCGAGCTTCTTAAGGAGCGTGGGCCACGCAAGCAGGTAAATGCCATCGTAGTTGTCGCTAAGACCGATGACCCAAGTTACGTGCATGCTCTGCAAGACGCATGGGAGGGAGCTAACAAAAACGACGTAGTTCTTGTCATTGGCAGCGCCCAGTGGCCAAAGATTGATTTCGTTGAAGTCATCAGCTGGACTAAACGTGAGCTGTTTAAGGTACAGCTGCGTGATGAGGTAATGGCTATCGGGGCTATTGAGCGTGAACCAATTCTGAAAGTTCTTGCCCATCAGATCGACACCAACTTTGAACGCAGGCGAATGAGGGAGTTTGAGTATCTGCAGGCAGAAATTGATCCTCCCACTTGGTTGCTGCTTTTTCTCCTGACGCTCATGATCGCAGCTGTTCCTGTTCAAATCTACTTTTTTAACGGCAAAAGTTGGACACCCAGGACAGCTATTTCTAACGGCCGCCCGCTTAGGAGGTACTAGAATGTTCAAAGTTATTACCGCTCCAGATGAACCACGACGCATGGGGTTATTTGAGAGCCTACGCACCACTGAGATTTTCCTCGCGGGGTCGATTGAGATGGGCAAGGCGCGTGAATGGCAACAGGAGGTAATTGATAGATACCAAAGCGTCGAAAATCTAACCATCTTCAACCCACGTAGGAAAGACTGGGACGCGTCGTGGGAACAATCTCTGAGCAACAAGAATCTTGTTCAGCAAATTGATTGGGAACTAACGATGCTCGATCGTGCTGACTACATATTTTTGTACCTTCAGGCTGGAACTCTTTCTCCAATCTCAATGATGGAGCTTGGACTGCATCTTAACAAGAGTTCTTCAGTAGTGGTCTGTGAACCCGATTTTTGGAGAGAAGTGAACATCCACGTAACTTGCACGCGCTATGGAGTAGAAGTTCACAGTTCACTTGAAGCCGGCTTGCAGGCGCTTGATGAGCTAATTGGTGTTTAGGAACATTCAACCTGCAATATGCGGTGTTCTTAACCTAGGTTTTGTTCTACAATACTAAAGTATTTTCGTTAACTAAGGAGCCCCCAAAATGAAGGTTGCTGTCGTCGCGTTGATCGCCATTGGCGCTTTGGCTGCGGGTGTCGCAGGAAGCTACATCTCGTATGCCAACTATGGAAACAGGACTGAGGTTGCCATCAAGGCAAAGTACCAAGACAATGAAAACGTCTATGCAAATGGCACGCAAAAGGTAATGGAAATTGCCCAAGTTCCGGCCATGTATCGAGACGATCTGAAGAGTGTCTTTACTGCAGCCATTCAAGGTCGCTATGGTGAAAATGGATCCCAAGCAACCTTTCAGTGGCTGAAGGAACAAAACCCACAGCTTGACAGCGGAATGTACACCAAGATCCAACAGGTGATGGAGAGCTTCCGTAACGAGTTCAAGAACGCGCAGACTGCGCTGCTTGACCAGTGCCGGAGCTACGAAACTGCTCGCGGAAATGTTTGGTCTGGTCTGTGGCTTCGTATCACCGGTTACCCTAAGATGGACATCGAGAAGATGTGCACCATCGTCACCACCGACAAAGCGCGCCAGACGTTTGAAACCAAGCGTGATGGTGGTATTCAGCTCCGCCACGGCAACTAATTTGGTGAAAAACAGACATGGAATATACCGTAACCGTCGATGACGTTTTCGCTAAAGCTCTTTCTGCTGCAGAAAATCTAGGGGCAACACAGGCGCAGTTGGATAGGGTCAATAGCCTTAAGCAGCTGATTGAGCGAACTGAACTAGACGTTAACCCATTTAAGAAGGCAGTTCTGCTTGTTGAGATTCATGATCACTTTCTTAAGATCATCATTAAACAGGCAGATGAAAATGGTAACCCAATCATTGACGGTCACTGGTGTCGTGTCACAATTGACCATCTTGCAATGATGAGTGTGACCACTAGCAAGGATCCTGTTTTCATTCACATTTTTGAAGAATAACTTGTTGCATTTGTAGCAACCTGCAGTGTATAATATCATCAAATCAACCACTACCTTGTTTTAAGGAGTTTAATCAAATGTCTAAGCGTCTTTTTGTTTCTTCTGTGGTTCAAGCAAAGCTGCTCACCAATGTTCTCATTCCGCAAATGAAGGACGGTTTTTGGAAAGATCACCGGCCCGCTGGCCACTATAAGGAGTGGGAAGGCGTCGAGATTGTAGTGAGTGACACCGATCAGCTTGGAGTTGATGGGTGGAAGATGCCGCGTCTCTACAACTTCATCAACCCGGAATTCGTCAAGCTTAATGAGCGCCTGCTGATTGAAACCGCCCAGGCGGTGAAATCTAACAGCAACTTTCGCTCCATCAAGAAGGAGCTTATCGAGCTTTCGTGGATCGTTGGTGGTCGACTGACTACCAAGAGTGGTATTCGAACTAAAGCCAATCGTGGAACCAACAAGCCCAGTTCCGCTGAAGCCGTCCAAAAGGCAAAAACCGCGGTGCAGGAAGCCGTTGCCAACGTGAAGAAGACGGCGGTCAAGAAGAAAGAAGTCGACGGAAACGTGGAAGTCATCAAGACCTCCAGCGGTGCTACCGTTCGACGTGTGAAGGTCGGGGCTTAAAATGGCAACTTTCCAAAGTGAAATCTCGCCGCTGCCCATTCCTCCTGGGGTTCAAGTCAGGGTGGGGAAGCAGTGGGTAGAAGTTCCCATCGAGGAGCTTTCTGAACAGCAGCTTTCTGACCTTGCAGAAGAATTCACTCAGCGCCTATTCGAAATGGCTGGAAAAAGTCTGTGAACAGCTTCTATCTTGTTGTTGATCTGCAGCCAGCCACCGAAGAAGAGCTTGAGGTGCTGTTGGACGAAATGAGAACTACCCGTGAAGAAGAACCAGTCCTGCTGGATCGTTTCACGGTGATAGGACCTCTCGATGTAAACGAGCTTGGCGAAGAGATGTTCATGTTGGGAACTTGCTTTGAGCGAATTGAAACTCAGCACGATATCGTTTTCCCATTTGACTTCGTCGTTCTACCAGAAAAACCGACAGACGCAGATGAACTTGATCTGCTTTTTGAGGCTAAGCAGGCTCTGCAAATCAAAAATTCATCCTAAAAAGTTATTTACTTTTTGGCAGAATGATGTATAATAGCAATAAATAAACAAGCAAACCAAGAGGATAGACCTCAAGGTATCAACTAACCAAACGGAGAGTTCCGAATGGCATCTAAAGACGTTACGGTCTACATCGGCCGGTTCAGCCCCTTCCACAACGGTCACGCCCACGTTCTTCGGCAAGCTCTCGAGACGAGCAAGCTGGTGATTGTTCTCGTAGGTAGCAGCGGTCAAGCCCGCTCCCTCAAGAACCCCTTCACGTTCCATGAAAGGGCTGACATGATCCAGAAGTGGTTGGGCAGCCAAGTCCTTGGAGGCCAAGTCATTGGAGGCCAAGGCCTCCAAGACGGCGCATTTGGCGCCATTCGCATTCTGCCAATCCGAGACTACCCGTACAACGACGCTCTCTGGATTCGTCAGGTGCAGCGCATCGTCAAGCGCCAGATCCTGGACAACTTCAGCCTCGACGACAAGCCGACGGTCTACATCACTGGTTCCGATCGTGACGAGAGCACGTGGTACCTGAAGGCCTTCCCACAGTGGAAGCAGTCGCTTGTTGAGCCGTACGTTCAAGACAGCAGCCTGAGCGTCAGCGCTACCGAGATCCGTAAGTGGCTCTTCTCGAAGGAGTACGACCTTGAGGCGGCGGGCAAAATGAACAAGATGGTGCCGGCCAGCACCCTTCGCTTTCTGAACGCCTTCAGCGAGACGAAGGAATACGCCGAGCTGGTCTACGAATACGAGTTCCTCAAGAAGTACAAGGCCTCCTGGGCGAACGCCCCCTACGCGCCGACCTTCGTTACCGTTGACAGCGTCGTTGTTCAATCTGGACACGTGCTGGTAGTGAAGCGTGGCGCAGAGCCTGGTAGGGGACTTTGGGCGCTGCCTGGTGGCTTCGTCAACCAGAGCGAGAAGCTGCGAACCGCCGCCATTCGAGAGCTGGTTGAAGAGACTGGCATCCGACTGGCTGAAGGCAAGAAGGCAAAAGAGCTCACTGAGCAGATCCTCAACGGGTCGGTGCGCGAGAGCGAGACGTTCGACAAGCCTGATCGTGATCTTCGTGGTCGGACCATCACCACCGCCTTCCTCATTCGGCTCGATGATACGAAGCCGCTGCCGAAGGTCAAGGGAATGGACGATGCAGCTGACGCGTTTTGGGTTCCCATCAGCGACGCTCTTGAAATGACTGACAAGTGGTACGCTGATCACCATGCAATTCTTGAAACCCTCATTGCCTACAAGGACATCTAACATGAGCAAGTACGAAAACTACCTGCAGACCTACGCTGGTCGAGAGCTGCTGAAGCAGCACAGTCTTGATGACACTGGCACCTGGGAAGTTCTGGGAGAAGATCCTAACTGTGACCTCGGCGGTCACCACTACCAGCCGCGCCTTGGGATTTACCAAGGAAAGCTGCGAGACATTCTGGAGATGGCAACTGAGATGAGTGGTTTCTGGGCTTGGGGTGCCGGAGGAAACATCAACCCTGTTGCTGTTCAAAAGGTAGATGCTGAAAGCGTGAAGAACCGCAATCGATTGATTAAGCTTGAGGCAGAGCTTAAGAAGCAGCTTGAAGAAGTTCAAGCAAAGCTTAAGGCCAAGCCTTAAAGCAATATCATGTACGAGTGCTATCACGGGTGTGGAGTAAAAATTAGCGATCAGTTCTATAATCATATGATGGTCGCCGCAAAACATCCTCCCATCTGTAAGTGCAGATACAGTTTCAATTCGGGCTCCTCTGTTCATTGGAGCCTGTGGGTGAAGGTACCGACCACAACTGGTGCCAAAACGGATACGGCGACAGACGCCAAGTCCAGCCATTGACAAGGAGCTTATCATGGCACGTCTTTCTTTCACCCCCATCCTAGCGTCGGATTCGTACAAGCTTAGCCACGCCTTCTCGTACCCGAGCAACGTGGTAGGCATGCACTCCTACATCGAAGCCCGTACGGCTGGTCGGCACATCATCGTGCCCTTTGGCCTTCAGATGTTTATCGAGAAGTTCCTGACCGAGAAGGTCACGATGGAACACATCGACGAAGCTGAAGCATTTGCGGCGGCGCACGGTGAGCCCTTCAACAGGGCTGGCTGGGAGAAGGTCATCGCTCAGTACGGCGGCTACCTGCCCGTCACCATCCGCGCGGTGCCTGAAGGCATGCCGGTACCCAGTGGCAATGCCCTCGTGACCATCGAGTGCACTGATCCCGACCTCTTCTGGCTGTCGAGCTATCTCGAGACCGCCCTGCAGCGCGGCTTCTGGTACCCGACGACAATCGCTTCGATGGACTACGAGATCAAGCGTGAGATCAAGCGCTTCTATGAGCTCTCGGGTGCCGATATGGGTCTTCTGCCCTTCGCGCTGCACGACTTCGGTGGTCGTGGCGTCACCTGCGCCGAGCAGGCCGAGATTGGTGGTGCTGCCCACCTCGTCAACTTCATGGGTTCCGACACCATCGAAGGTGTTCGTGCTGCAAACTTCTACTACAAGTCGGCAATGGCCGCGTTCTCAGTGCCTGCCACCGAGCACAGCGTACAGTGCGCGTTCAGTCTGCGAGATGAAAAGGGCGGTGGCGATCTTGAGTACCTGCGTCACCAGATCAAGAACCTCGCCAAGCCAGGTGGTATCGTCTCGATCGTCATTGATGGCTATGATGTGATCCGTGCATCCAAGCTACTGTGCACCGAGCTGAAGGACGAGATCATCGCCAGTCAAGCCAAGATCGTCTTCCGTCCTGACAGCGGTGACATGATGGAGATCGTGCCGCAGATCCTGCGCATGCAGGAAGCCGCGTTCGGTACGACGCTCACCAGCAAGGGCTATAAGAAGATCAACAACGTTGGTATCATCCAAGGCGACGGCGTCGACCACATGGCCATCAAGACCCTGCTCGGCAACATCATGGCGATGGGCTACAGCGCCGACTGCGTGATCTTCGGAAGTGGCGGTGCTCTGCTCCAGAAGGTAAACAGGGACAGCTTTAAGTTTGCCCAAAAGGCTTCTGCAGTTCTTGTTGATGGGCAATGGGTTGGTATCTCAAAGAACCCTGTCACCGATCCTGGTAAGCGCAGCAAGGAGGGCAGACTGTCGCTTGCTAAGTCGCTACTAACTGGTGAGTTTCGTACCTATGACATTGGCAAGGGGCTAGATGCTGGGTTTGAAGATGTGATGCAAGTTGTCTACGTAAATGGCACCATCTTCAACAAGACGACGCTGGACGAAGTTCGGACCCGCGCCTCGTTTTAACATTCTTGAGGGGGTTTGATGAGTGACTTAGTGCAACGACTGCGTGCAGACATTGAACAGTGGGAAGGCCACTACAGCGGCGACATGTTGGTGCGCTACTATCCAGCACCACCCCTTCAAGTTGAAGCTGCCAACAGAATCGAGGCACTAGAACGTCAGCTTCTAGCAAACAACCCGCTAATTGATGAGGCGATCGCGCAACTTGAGGCCGACGAGGAGTTGATGCGGCAGGCATTGGAGTTCTGCGAGTTCGCTTGGCGAGACGTTCCAATGAACGACCATGCCTTTGAACGGCTAGAGCAAACCATGGAAGCCCTGCGCATCCGCCTCCAAGAAAAGAAGCGTCGATGAGTTCACTGCAACGACTTAACCTGTTCTAAATTAGCAAGAAACTTTTACCTGTGTAAAATACCACTATGGACCTATCTAATCTTGAACACCAAATTCTTGATGCGTTGCCTAATGCGTCTTATGACGTGAGGTGCATTAAAAATAAAGCTGACTACATCGGGGAGTGTGTAAGTTGGGGTAGGGAGAATGGACATAATGCAACCTTGATGCAGCGTTTGGCACGCATTAAGTGGCAGTCAGGTGAAGTTGAAGACCTAATTTCAGCAATTGAGCGTGACATTCCTCTTAAGCTAAAAGATGCGGTAATCATGCTGCTCAAGGATAGGTACGTAGTATGATCAACGTTGCTATCTATTCAGAGAAAGTTGGTAATCAACTTGTTCACAGCAAGTGGGATTTTTCAGATCTTCCACTGGGGTATCTGATTCGCACAAACTTGGGAACGGCCCACACTCTACAAGATAGTGGGCTCGATGAACAGCCTACAGGGCTTGTGGTGCAAACACTGCATAAGCATTGGGCGTTTACAGTCCCCAAACTGGTTCGGATTGAGGGAAAATTTGTTTTGCTAAGCGCGCTCTCTGACACAACGGGCTCAGGAACACTGCAAAAGATAGACAAGTACTACATTCTGCTGGAGATGCTATGAATGCTCTAATCGATGAAGCTGTAGAGCTTGAAGAACAGCTGTATATTAAGTGGGATGGAGCTGTAAGTGCGCGAATTGACGAGATCTGGACACAGCTCAGGAAACCCTATGATCATCTTTATAGCGGTTACTGTCTTGGGGATACAGTTGGTCCTGGTTGGTGGCCTGATCTACTTTCCGCAATGGAACAAGTTAACGCTTTGATGGCAAAGCACCAAGACTACCAATTAAGCATCAGACAGATCAAGGAAAAATTTGGTGGAATTCGTTTCTACTACGATATTAACAGGCGTACAGAAGATGCTGACGTTGAAGAACACGATGAAGATTGGACAGATGAGCGTCAAAAGGACGAGGTTCTTTTAGATCTGCAAAAAGAGGTTTATGACATAGTCAGAAAGCTAGAAGCTGCAACTGAGTTCAAGTGCGAAACGTGCGGACAGCCAGGAGAACCTACTAGTACAGGTTGGATTAAGGTTCTCTGTAACAAGCACAAGGAAATGCGAGCTAACAGATTTAAAAGCGAGATAAAGCTTTAACCGTAAATATAAAACTGGCGCCACAGCAGTTCTGTGGTATTGTCGTAATTCGGAGTGACTTGAAGAGTTCAAGACGGGGGTTCGATTCCCCCCGGCTCCACCAGGAAGAGCATCTAAACGTATAGGTCGCACTATACAGGATTAGGATAGCCGTGTATGCGAATCTCGCGCTAGACCTACCGGTGCTTTCCCTAATGGGGCCGACCAGGTTTCGATTGGGCTGCGGAGATGATCATACGCGACACGAGAGTCGACCGACGTAATCGGCGAAAATAAATCAAACGCAAACGACTCGCGTTTTGCCATCGCAGCTTAAGAACCTGCCGGCACGGGGTTGACCACCTTGTAACCAAATAGTCCTACGGCCCTTCGGGGCCGTAGTCGTTTAGATTTAGGTAAATAGATGCATGAAGATAGTTTCAAAGCGCGGAAAAAAGAAAGAAGTTGAAGTCAAGCAGCTTGACTTCGATTTTGACTCATTCGGCATAATCATAGTAGATTCTCACGCCATGACTCCAGAAGAGGTTCGTAGAGCTGAAGAGGCAATACGTGATCTAAGAAAACAGCTCGAGGATATAGGCAGAATTTTAGATGCAGGTTGGTTTGGCAGAGAATAACTTAGCTTATAAATACTTTGCGGGTTACTAGATTCGTAAACGGCCATTTTTCATTTGCTCGAGCTGCTGGCCGCTCCGGCTCAAGCTGTGGAGATTACCATGCGCTTGAGGACCGTTTTTCTAGTATTACTTACCAGTGCAGTTGTTTCAATAGGTGCCCAAACCTCGCCAAAGTCAAACCCAAGATTTGCAAGCATCTATAGCGCCCCACTTTTCAGTTTAAGCATTGACCCTTCTACGAAGCATGAAGTGGTAGATCAAGATGGTGACACTCTTTCTGGTGCTGTGTTCAAAGTTGATCCAACTAAGCCAGTAAATGTAGAAGGAACTGCAGTTACCTCATTCATCTATTCTGTAATTGCGGTATGTGGACACAATGGGGTGCTTGTCGCTAGAGCCGAGATGTACAAACAGGATGGAACTGCCTTTAGAATCATGGATGAACTCAAAGCCGTACCAATCGAGCACCCCGAAGCGCCTCTCACTGTTATCTACCAAGTGCTATGCAAAGGGAAAATCAACAAGCAAGATAAAAATAGCGCCTCGAAGTGGATCTAGCTGAGTTTTAGTGTATAATGCATCATCGGCCATGTAGTTCAGTGGTTAGAACAGGGAACTCTAAATTCCCGTGTCATGGGTTCGATTCCCATCGTGGCCACCAGTATATGAGAAGAGCATTTGACATTGCTATCAAGATCTGTACAGCTATTTTGGTGACGTCAATTTTGCTGGTCATTGGTGCGCACATCTTCATGTTTGACACAGAAGACGGATTTCCCGGAAGACCTTAACTATGAAAGGAGCTAAAGTGTAGATTACAAAAACCCGCCTTTATGGCATTGCCCGCCGAGACATTCCCACGTCTCAACAAGCCATCCAAGCAGGCCACGCCTGTCTTGAGTATGCGCTGGAATATGGTCGACCACCTGACCACCACCCATCTCTCATCTTTCTAACCTGTCGAAACAAGCAGGAGCTTGAGCACATTCGCTCCAGGCTCAACCACGTCGGCATACCCACTGCCGAGTTTCACGAGCCCTACATGGACTGGGGCTTGACGGCAATCTCCTGCCTGCTCACCGAAGAGCAGCGCCACCACCTCAAGTCACTTCAACTCTGGAGCACGAAATGAACTTCACCATCATTGGCCACACCGAAGACCAATCGTACCACGACCGCTGCGGTGATTACATCTCCCAGCCCGGCAAGTTCGAAACGTATTTCTTCCGCGAAGAGCAGAAGGCTGAGTTTCTTCGTGAGTGGGCTTTCCACACCTTCCACCGCACGTACGAAGACCTGCTCATTCTGATCAACGGCATTCCCGAAGACAAGATGGCCAGCGAGGAGTATGAGCAGTTCGATGCACTGAACGATGAGATGCGTGAGGTGCTGCCGATCATTTCTGCCGAGCACGAGGCGGCTGAGAAGATCCGCAAGGACGCTGCTGCAGAGGCTGCACTGGCAAAGGCCCGCAAGATCGAGGCTGAGCAGCGTGCCCGCGATCTGGCCCAGCTTGAGGCTCTTCAGAAGAAGCTGGGAGTGAAGTGATGACCAACGAGTACTACCAACAGGAGAGCCAACGGCTGCGCGAGGTGCTGAAGGACGCTGAAGACCGTGGTGACTACCACCTTGAGATGGATGTCAGGGAGCAACTAGTTGCGCTGAGTGATCAATACTACCAGGAGGACACGGAATGAAGATCACCCACACACCAAACCCGCTTGCAACCATCGTTGAGCTTGACGAGCATGAAGTCGAAGTGCTGCGCCTCAAGCTGAAGATTGAGCAGTATGAGGAGCTTATCTTCGGCGCCCACTTCGCCCTTACTTCAAAGGTGAAGGGCTTTGGTAGCGTGCCGCCAATGGCACTTGAAGACGCAGTTACTGAGGCAAAGAGTGAGCTTGATCCTGATCGCTGGTGCGCTGATGGACAGTCACCTATCGAGAAGCGAGTCGAAGAACTTCTGCAGCACTACCTGGAAGAGCTCAGGGGAGAGCACGTCGGTGACTGCACCTGCATCCCGATGTCCTGCTCCAAGTGTCACGCTGAAGATGTTGTCGGTATCAACACCCTCCATCCCTATCCCGGCAAGCACGCCCTCCACGAGATCCAATCAGCGTTCTCACGCTGGAACCCTGAGACCAAGCAGCACGACCGACCTGAGGTTACGTTAGATGCTGCTATCGAGAAACTAGCCAACTCGAAGACTGCCTGTGAGTACCTCATCAATTACCGCAACACCCACTTTTCAAAGGAGTAACATCATGCAATAGAACAACACGCTCTGCGCACCACCCATTAGCATTAGTTGCAAAATAGGCGCGCGCCCAGGTTCACCACTATATGATCTTCGTGAGAAGATGCAGCAGTGCAACCAAAACGAGAAGCAGACTATTCACCAGCATGGTCTTGCAGTCGCGCAAAAGTATCAGGACCTCATCGCAGGTCAAATAGCAGGTTGGAAACTACCGGACTGGTTTATTTCATATCGTGAAAAGCTGCTGTGCGACCAGCCACCAGCAGCTTTAATGTGGCTTTACCATGAGTTTCACGATGTTGGAAAAGTTTATTGCTGTCAAGTTGATGAAGATGGAAAGCAACACTTTCCAAATCACGCTGTAATCTCGGCATCTGTGTGGCAGGCACACTGTGATGATGGTCTCATCGCTGATCTCATTCAACACGACATGGACCTCCATCTATTGAAGCCTTCCACTATTGAAGCCTTTACCCGCTATGACCTTGCGCCCGCGCTGCTGCTAACAGCTCTATCAGAACTGCACGCGAACGCGGATATGTTTGGTGGCATTGATAGCACGTCGTTTAAGATCAAGTGGAAGAACCTTTCAAAAATTGGAGCTCTTATCTGTCGTCAACTTTATCGGGTATAATCATCAATATAGTTTGATAATTGATGAGATACAGCAACATAATCAACAGAGGTTGACAGATGTAATACAATACTTATACTAACAGAAGTAAGTTAGTAAATTACATTAATCACAATAAAGGATCTAACTATGAAGACCGTATACGACACCCTTCCACAGTTCCAAGTTCTTGGTGTAAAGCCTGGAAAAACTACACCAGACGACGCGTTTGAAGAAATTACCCAGGACAGTTTCCAGGGAAAGTGGAAGATTATTGTTTTCTACCCAAAGGACTTTACGTTCGTGTGCCCCACCGAAATCGTTGAGTACGACAAGCTTGTTCAAGATTTTGAGGACCGTGATGCCGTCCTTATGACTGGCTCGACCGACAATGAGTTCTGTAAGCTGGCCTGGAGGGCAGCTCATGAGGGCCTTAAGGCAACCAAGCACTGGATGTTCGCCGACGTTCTGCGTGGTGAAGGATCTCTGTCTGAGGTTCTTGGCGTGTTCAATAAAGAAAGAGGCGCTGCTCTTCGTGCAACCTTCATCGTTGATCCTTGGAACGTCATCCAACACGTCACGGTCAATAACCTCGACGTTGGCCGCTCAGCACAGGAAGCTCTTCGCGTACTGGATGCTCTTCAGACCGGTGAGCTCTGCCCATGCAACCGTCAAGTTGGAGGAGCGACGCTGTGAGCTATGAGCAACTAAAGCAATCAATCCCGGATTTTGCGAAGGACATCAAGTTAAATCTTGACGCAGTTGTCCTTCGCTCGTCACTTGCTCCTGAAGTTGCAGGTGGAGTAGCAACTGCTGCTGCAGTTGCCGCCGGCTTGGATCCTAACGCGTTCCTTGAAAAAATCACTCAGCAGGAATTTCAAGCCGCGCTTACGGCAGCAGCGCTAATGAGCATGAACAACACCTGGTATCCATACGTAGAAATGGCTGAGGACACTGAACTGAAGGGTCTTCCTGCCGGGCTTCGTATGACGTCCTACTCAACTTCCGGTGGAACTACAAAGGATAGATTTGAAGCCTACGCGCTCGCAGCTTCGATTGTTGGCAAGTGTCATTTCTGTGTCAAGTCCCACTATGATCTTTTGAAACAACATGGCTGGACAACTAAACAGCTGCAAGATGTTGGAAGAATTGCTGCAGTTATATCTGCAGTGGCAAAGGTCTCATCTATAACCTGAATTTACTTTGGTGCGTGCGCGTTTTATGATATAATTTTTTATGATTTTAGGAGCCTTATAACTTACTTGGCTCCACATGACATCTGAAAAAATAGCAAATAGAATTTGGTACAAAGCATCTTTAACTCCGGTAGCACAAGGCATCTTTACCGATGCCTTCTACCCAACCCCAAAGCGGGGTTCCGGTGCCCAGTACGTGTACTTTACACAGGAAGACATAACTCCATCAGCAAGAAAAGTAATTGTTGCTTCTAAAATGTCAGAGGCAGGAATTAGACTTATGACACAGGAGCTAGCGCAAGCATGTTTGATACCATTGACGAAAGCAACTCGGGCAGAGATGCAGCAACTGGACAGCTTAACGGTAAACCTCAAGCTGTAAGACGCGAACTTTTCCTTGACCTTGAAGATACGCTAGTTACCCCAATCGTAAATGGTTGGGGTAACTTTGAGATTATTAATCTTGACAAGATTAAGCGCGTCTTGACGGCATTTGAGCCTCATACGGTGAACGTATTCTCATTTGCTATCTGGGACCAGCACCAACGTAACCTCTTCAATACGCATTGTCGACCCCATCTTGAGAAGATGCTTGGGATGCAGTTCAACCTTGTGTTAACCGTTGATGATGACATCACTCCTATTTGCTGTAAGGAGATGGGGATGTCAATACAGAGCGTTGACTTTCAAGAGATGAGCAGCTTCTGGGGTAAGCAAGGTGCTTTCAGGTTGTGCATGCGGCACCATGCTGTTAATCATCGCAGGAATAGCCCAAGCTTACCGCTACATGTTTTACTTCTAGACGACGTGGTGTTCAATGAACGCCTAGTGTGGCCTGACATTCAGACCACCGTTGAACAACGTAACATCGACCAACTATGAGCCTTCTACGCCTAATCAAAAGTGATGCCCTAGAGGCACGCAAGCAGAGGTTCACCTCTGCTGCCACCACTCTCACAACTCTTATTGGTGAGCTTGAGACCCACGCTAAGAACGCTGGGCATGAGACAACTGATGCTGATGTTGTGACTTTTCTGAAGAAGACCATCAAGAACATTGATGAGACCTTGAAGACTCTTGAGCTGTCCAACGATAGCAGGGTTGACAAGCTTCTTGCTGAAAAGGACTTGCTTGAGAAGTACCTCCCAAAGCAGCTTTCGGAGTATGAACTCAAGGAAATTATTGAAGGCTTCATTGCTGCTGGATGTACCAACGTTGGCGACACCATGAAGATTCTCAAGACCCAGTACAATGGCCAGTATGATGGCGCGCAGGCATCGTCAATCCTCAAGACACGATTCACAAAGTAAGGAAATGCAATAGACCTTTTTTGGACACTTCTTGCAATCATTGGTGCGGGAGCTTCTTTACTTGCGTTCATTGTTTGGATTATCATGTACTTTATGGATTAAGATATGAAATCGACAATAGATGTTCTTAACGGTATCATCAGCGGTGATACCATCCCAAAAGCCGTTGACTTTACTGACACGCCAGCAGAGGTGCTGCGGGAAGCTCAGATTAAGAAGAATGAATACAAGTCTCGTCTTAAGAACGGTATTTGGATGGTGGAATTTACAAAGGTAGATGGGACACCAACGGCAATGGAGTGCACGCTTGACGCACGTTATGTTCCGCCAAGTGACGCACAAACCGCATCAACCACAGCAATTGAAAATCCAACGGTACTGAGGGTCTACGCGGTTGATAGGAATGGTTGGCGGTCCTTCAAGGTGCTAAACGTTACTCGGTTTTACCAAAAACCTGAACATCTGTAAATTTGAAAACTCTAGGGGAAAACATGAATGTTAAGTCGTTTAAGCTGATGGATGGCCAAGAGCTTGTAGCCGAGCTTATTTCAGAAACTGGTCAGGGGTATCTAGTGAACAATCCATTGGCGGTCCATGTTTTACGCGGGCCAGATGGGGGTGGGCATCTTGCCTTTGCGCAGTGGTCTATGGTGCAGGACGCCTCTCAACCAGTTGAAATCTTTGACCATGGCCTAATCGCAAAGCCAGCTGATCTAGTTGATGAAGTGGCTAAGAGCTACATGGAGCAAGTCACAGGAATTGCCCTTCCGACACCACCTTCAAGCCGTATCTTGACTGGTTAACCTTCTAGCTGGCACATAACAGCAGGTTTAACTTAGCATCAATAAATAGGACTATTCGTAAGGATAGTCCTTTTATGCTTCTACAAGAAATCTTTGATGAAGATGCTGCGCCCGGAGAGCTGCGGGTTCTAGCAAAAACCTTTCCCAATACCTGGAGAAAAATGGTCGACCGCCTTATTGGGAAGCCGCACTATCTCAAGTTTAGAGGTTTTGACATCTATGATGAGAGTGGATTTGGCCCAGCCATTGATGGTCTCAAACACTATTTCGCGGAAAAAGTTAAGAAAAAAATGGTAGATGTGGAGGTAGATTTTAAGCTGTCATCGACCTACAGCGAAATGGTTCCAATAAGCGAAGCCAATCTTGTCGCGGTGTTTTACGATGTCAGATATGATAGTATTCTTCTTGGTTATGACGCGTGGGTTGACGATGAGGATTTTGGTCAAGTATTTGAAAGGTTGTTTGAGGAAGAAACTGGGGAGGTCTTTGACTACGAAAATGAGGAGCACGAGCTCGCGTTTCGCATTGCGGCGCGAGAGTTCAGCAGAGTAGGAATGTTTGGTCTGCTGATCTCCTGCGGCTACGACGGCATGAAGCCAATGTATGAAGTGCAATATGAAGCCGAAAAGGGATTTTTCAAGGGCGTGTCTAGCACCATTGATCGCATGGACGTAATAAAGCTGTAATCAAATGCTGCTATCAGAAATTACCGCGTCAGATCTACTTTCTAAAAGACGCTCAGACATGTTTCCATATTCCTGGGTTGCAGTACCTAAGGGGACTCTATGGCTAAGTGCAATCAATGGTCTTTGGATAGTTAAAACGTTTCAAGAAGCTCAGAGCGCGCTTGAAAGCCCAGCTATTAAGTTCTTGCATAGGACTGCGTCGGTCAGCTATCCGGTTTCCGTTAAAGCTTTCAGCGGTACTAACGCGGTGGTGTTTGTTAGAGGCAATGAGACCAATGACGCGTTCGAATGGCCGCAGCAGTTTCTGGGCAAGCGAACTTTACCAATTCTTGCTATCGGTCTATCTGAAAAAGGAGCACGTGCTGCAGGCGAAAAAGCACTTGCGACGCTCGGCCTTAAGCAGGATCTTTGGGTCTTCAAGTCGCCCAATTTGGATCCTGTCATATTTGACTACACTGAAGATCAGCTAAGGAGGAAACAACCAATCACAGAAGGCCGTGGCCAACAGGTTCTGCAGTTTGCTGACTATATCTCAAAAATTGGTGATATTTCAACAGGCGCTCAAGAGCAGTACAAGAAAGTAGGTGCGCTGCTGTTCAAGAGCGGATTCAAGTTTGAACCACAATTTTCAACATTTGAAAAAAGTATTGGTGAAGCAGTTTTTAACTTCGATTTTCCAGATGATGAAGAAAAACATCTACTTAATGGATCACTAATTTTGACATCTTGCGCCGTTAGAAGTGGAACCCTGACGCATCGACACAATAAGTTCATTAATGCTGAATTCATTGTAGATGTAGGAATAGACGCGTATTTGGAAATTCTAGAGGCAAAGGCTAAAGCATCATGAAGGTATATCAGCTTTTTGAGGGTCGTGGAGCTCAGGTCTTAGCCTTCAATGACTATGTCAACAGGATGGCAGAGGTCTCACCTGTTTCCGCTGAGCGCTACAAGAAGATTGGGATTGAGCTTTTCAAAGAGGGCTTCACCTATGAGGACACCCTCTTTCACAAGTTGCCTGAAGAGGGTGGTGTGTATGAGATCTACCTTCCTATATTCAACAACAAGGAAGCCATTAAGCGTGGAGATATAAGAGTTAACTACTACAACTGGAACAACAGTGAAAAGTTCGAGTACGACAGGCTGATGAGCGTTAAAGAGATTGAAAGGTACGCGGTGCCGGTCTTTCTGGACCTGATGAAGAAGGCAGCGAGGAAAGTGAAATGAAGGTTGTTGAACTATTTGAAAATACCCGTGGTCAGCAGGTGATGCAGTTTCTTGACTACTTAAATGACCGATGCCCCTGCAAGAAGACTGACAAGGAGCACCTGCAAAAGTTTGCCGCTGAGCTGTTCAAAGACGGCTGGGCTTTCAATGTTGGCCCATCTTTTTGCGACTTCATCAAGGGCACCGATGTCACTGGTAAGCACCGCCTTGTTCCCCCTGAAAAGCACTCCAAGGGCCGCAACAAGGACGTCGTGAGCTACTTCTATGCCAAGAAACTCAAGCCTGAACCTGGAGGCCTTTCAAAAAGCGAGCACTTTGCCACTGTTATTGACATCGATTATCCTGACTACATGCTTGAGGAGTTGAAGGAAATCATGAGTGTAAAGCGCGATTGAATTTAACCTGACATTCTTCATTTTCCCGGTTTCATATAAATAAGTTCATACTTCAAACTTAGGAAACCTCCTTCAATGTTCACGCTGATAGCATCGACAACAAGACTCTCTAGCCCATCGGGGCTGGGTAGCTTAGTGTCAGCTGCCCCAGCGTATCCCTCCAAGGAGGCTGCTCAGGGATAAAGTCAAATTCAAGACTACCCCGAAGGCAGCCAGAGGAAACAAAGGCTGCCTTCGGTCGTTTTAGATGTTACAATTTTTGAGTTTGCTACAAAATTTGTGTGTACAAAGCTTAAAAGTATGATATGATAGCAACATCTTCTGAAGAAAAGAGTTCGCTAAAGTCCTTGAGACTAAACCGAAAATTCTCTTCAAAAGATGTTGTACAAAAGGTTGAAAGTGTTGTATAATGCTTTCAACGCAGTAGATAAAGCAACAAGGATGCTTCATCTACAACCTCGAAAGAGGATGTTCTTTATACAATCTGGAACTTGCCAACACGACGTTGGCAACTAGCGTGTAAGAGGTCTGACGACCAACTGTCACGTTAGAAATCAACGTCGTTCTTCGGGAAGTTAGCTCAGCGGTAGAGCGGCGCCCTTACAAGGCGTTGGTCGGCGGTTCGATCCCGTCACTTCCCACCATTTCAAAGCATCTAAGCGAGTCAGCACTGTGGTGCACAACTGGAAGATTCCAGTTGGAAGCGGTTAGATTCCGGTAGCGGGTAATGATAGGTTCAAGTCCTATCCCGTTTGGATGCTTTGAAATGGTAAAATTCTTTGGGTGTGCGGGGACGTTGGAGTGTCTCGGCGGACTGTAAATCCGTTGCCTTATGGCTTAGGTGGTTCGAATCCACCCACACCCACCATTTCAAAGCGCACTTATCAGAGCGCCCAAGCCACAGTGGAGACCATCTATCTAGTGTGCGGGCGTCTAAGATGGTCTGTCTGATGCTAGTGCGCTTTGAAATGGTAAAAATTACGGGGGCAGTGATTGGGATCCGGCGGGGCCTTGCAAGCTCTGTGACTAGAGGAGTTCGATTCTCCCGGCCTCCACCAAAAACATGGGTCATTAGACATGTTGGGAATGGTCGCTCTCATCAGTGGGGGCTGCGTCGGTTCGAGTCCGACATGATCCACCAAGCAGTAGTGAATGAAATATACCGCACCTAATAATTCATAGGTCGTTGTAGTCCGAGTTCAAATCTCTGACCATGAACATGAGAAGCCCGAAGGGGGAGAATAGGTTGGTAACAGAGCCACCCATAATGAAGGATGGTAATGGTCCTTCCATTGTGCCAGCTGAATACGTCGACGGTCCTATCAGCCGCCTTCTCATTAGACAAAACATGGACGCACCATACGGGAGATAACCTGCTGCCGGTGTGAAAGGCTTCAATAGCATGGAGTCACCAATGAGGGTGGGAATCCCTCGGCGTCCACCAAAATACTGACAGACCTCGCTGGTCAGCACGGCACTACAGCGTTGGTCTCCTAGCACGACACAGAGCCTTACGCCACCGTGCGTAGCGTAAGTGAACCGCTGGTCGAAGTCGTGAAGACGATGGTCCGAGTGCAAGCCTCGGCAGAATAATGGGCAGGTGCTAGAGCGGTTTAATAGACTGGTCTTGAAAACCAGCGGGTCAGAAATGGCCCCGTGGGTTCGAATCCCACCCTGCCCGCCAAACATGCTGGCTTAGCTCAGTTGGTAGAGCAGCGCCCTTGTAAGGCGAAGGTCGTCAGTTCGAATCCGACAGTCAGCACCAAACAATTCTCACGCTAACACCGTAGCTTATAACGTGAGCGCGCAGTCAACTACGGAAGGACTGCAAAATGGGAAGTGGGCAGGACGGTAATGCAGCACCCTGCTAAGGTGTAGGGTTGTGATGAACAGCCCAGTGGGTTCGACTCCCACACTTCCCGCCAGAACAGCTCAAGCACTGTAGACTGCAGCTACAGTGCAAGATTGGGAGGTCGCTCCTTCCAAGGTCCGTGGTAGTTGAAGGGGTTAAACGCCGAAATATGAGGGTTAGAATCCCTCCATCCTGTCTGGATGCGTAGGCGGTAGAGTAGGAGATGCAGGTTCGAGGCCTGCCCAATGGACCAAAACCAATTCAATGTGCACTTGACAGAGCGGTTATGTGCTGGCCTGCAAAGCCAGAGAGCTGGGTTCAACTCCCGGAGTGCACTCCAATAAATATGAGGTCTTCACTACTTTTATAGGAACGTCATGGAACTCCAACGACTTCGCCAGCTGGCTGGCCTCACCGAGGCTGTAACCCAAAAGGCTTCACCTGCTGAAGTTTGTGCAGCCCTTGAAAAGGCTGGCTTCAAGTGCAAGATCATGAAGCCTGAAAATTCGGTACAGATTCAAGCATCGACGAAGAATGATGGAGATGTCCAGATGGTCACCTTCGAACCAAAGTCTGACACTAAGTGGAAGACGATGGTTGGTAGAAAAGAAGGCGACAAAGTCTACTGGGACTCTTCAGTTCGGACGACAGGCTCAACTGCTGCTGAGCTGGTAGCCATCGCCAAGAAGTTCATTCCAAACATGGTCTAACCTGAGGATCTTGGTAGCAGGAGACGCGTAACCTCGGCTACATCAGGAGAGGTGTGAAATTCACCTCAAGAATTTAGGGCATGTAGCTCAGTTGGGAGAGCGCTGCTTTCGCACGGCAGAGGTCGAGGGTTCGAATCCCTTCTTGTCCACCAGAATGTACCGGCGGTGTAGAGGCAATGGGCCCTGCGCTGACTACATCGTCGGTCCTAGTTTTCATGCGACCGTGGCGTAATTGGTAGCCGCGCCAGCTTGAGGTGCTGGTCCTGTAAGGGGTGGAGGTTCGAGTCCTCTCGGTCGCACCAAAACATGAGGGTCCCACACCAGGCAATTGAAGCCGAAATGTCGTCCTCAGAGAATTGGGCCGGTAACTCAGTTGGTCAGAGTAGCCGACTCATAATCGGTTAGTCGTCGGTTCGAGCCCGACCCGGCCTACCAGATTACAGAATTACGGGGGTATAGCTCAGCTGGGAGAGCACCTGCTTTGCAAGCAGGGGGTCGTCGGTTCGATCCCGTCTACCTCCACCAGACAATGGGCAGGCATGGAGACTCCTCTCGTAAAACAGAGGACCGCGAGTTCGATTCTCGCCTCTGCCCACCAACAAGATACTGTCACAAGTGTAATGGATGCACGCCTGGCGTTGAGGCTGGGAGGACATGGTTCGATTCCATGGGACGGTCCTAATACGACAACCGCTGCATGATCGTTATCTTTGCATGAAACGCGGTCAAGCGACTTTTAGTTGTCATCTTTTCAACAGGGACGAAGGCGTGTGGCAGCCGATGCGGTCCGGAGCCGCGTAGTCCGAGTTCAACTCTCGGGTCCCTGACCACCAACAACAGGGTAGGAGGCGTGTGGTAGCCAATTCCGTTTGGAGCGGAGTCGTCCTGGTTCAACTCCAGGTGCCCTGACCACGAACATGAGAAGCCCGCAAGGGGAGAACAGGTTGGTAGCAGGAGCCACCCACAACGAAGGATGCAAACGGGCCTTCCACTGCACCAACTGAATACGTCGACGGTCTTATCAGCCGCCTTCTCATTGAACAACAGGGTAGGAGGCGTGTGGTAGCCAGTCGCCTTTGGAAGGCTTCAGTCTCAGTTCGACTCTGAGTACCCTGACCAACAATGTTCAAAGCGCAGGATTTAATCCCATACCTGCGTATGTTAATAACAAACTCTCGGTGTTGGGGAGCCAGGTCACCTCACCGCGTTTGGGGCGCGGCGCGCAAGCATCGCAGGTTCGAATCCTGCCACCGAGACCATCAATAAATAGTCAACTACCGGGAACGTGCCGGTGATAATGTTGGACAGATCGACATAGGAAGTCTGAGGTCGATCAAATGCGGGTGTAGCTCAGCTGGCAGAGCGGAACCTTGCCAAGGTTCAGGTCAGGGGTTCGACCCCCCTCACCCGCTCCAGAATTCAAAGCGTCTGTGGTGTTTAACGGTTAGCATGCTAGTCTTCCAAACTTGAGGTGCAGGGTTCGAATCCCTCCAGACGCTCCAGAATTTACAAGAGGCGGCGGAAGCACGACCTCGGGGAGAGACGGCCCTAAGTTGACTAGGGGTCTCTATCTCCCAAACAGTTTTCAATTGCGGGGTGGAGAAGATGGTATCTCGTCAGCCTCATAAGCTGAAGGTCGTCCGTTCGAGTCGGACCCCCGCAACTCCAGGTTGTATTGTTCCTCCCTAGCCATAAATAAGCGAAAGGAGAACAATATGCCAAGACCACCAAAAAGATACCACTACATCTATAAGACGACTTGTTTGGTGACGGGTAAGTTCTATATCGGCATGCACAGCACCGATAACCTTGATGATGGTTACCTCGGAAGTGGAAAGATTTTGGGTTACTCGCGTAAGAAATACGGAGACCAAAATCACAAAAAGGAAATCATTGAAATGTGTTCAAGTCGCGAAGCACTGAAACTTCGCGAGAAGGAGATGGTCAATGAACAACTGCTGTCCGACCCGCTCAACATGAACTTGTAGTATGGTGGAGAGGGAGGTGGTAAGTTGTGGGATGCACAACACGCCGCAAAGTTCCACAGGGCTGGATATGATGCGATGATGAAGGTAAAAGATTTGAGTGCTTCAAGCAAGAAAACTTGGGTAACTGCGCGAGACAAACTACTCAAATCCATACGCGAAAAAAGTCAACCAGCAATGGTCAATGCCGCGCTTAGCGAAAAGTCCAAAGAAAAGCGGAAACGTACATTTGAAGCAATAGGCCACCAGCAAGGAACCAAGAATTCCATGTCAGGCAAGGTTTGGATGACTAAAGACGGCATCAGCAAACCACAACCTAAAATCCGTGTTGAAGAACTTCAACTACAGGGTTGGTCAAGAGGAAGAATTCTGAAGCAATCAACTGCGGGTTGGGATAGTCCCCCACCGGCCTCATAAGCCGGGCTTAGGAAAGGAGGAGCGTTACCTCCGCCCGCTACCACAAAATTGCCCCAACGACGGTCAAGCAGACCCACCCGTTTGGGATCCCTGAAGCGACGGTCGGTGAGACTTGTTGGGTAAGTCGATCGTCTAAAGTCCTACAGACAAGGTGAGAAGGACGCTTCACCGATCAAAGCCCCGGTGGCGGAACCGGTAGACGCGGTGGACTCAAAATCCACTTCCGAAAGGAGTGAGGGTTCGAGTCCCTCCTGGGGCACCAAACAAGAGCAACCGAAAGGTAATGGTTATCAAGGCACTGGCATGCTGTAGGTTCGAGTCCTACCTTCCGTCGTAAGGCGGTTGTGGCGAAATCGGTAAACGCACTAGTTTTCCCGAAAGGGAATTTCCGTTCCAAACACTTGTTGCTCAGTAATACGCGGATATGGGGGAATTGGGAGACCCGCCAGTTTCAGATGCTGGTGCCGTAAGGCGTGTCGGTTCGACTCCGACTATCCGCACCAATAAATAGATGATCTTTCTGAAGGAAAATATGAAAGTCAATCAACTATTTGAAGCGGCTAGTCGTGGTTATCTATACCACGGCTCAGACGTAGAAGGACTAACTGCAATTCTGACAAGCGGTCAAATGAACGCTAACAAGAAGAACACAGACAGAAACATGTCAGACAAGTACTCGATCTCGTTTTCCAGAAGTTGGCGATATACCCTGTCAGGTAAAGACGACGATGGTCAAGCTACTGACGGTATTGGGAAAGCAGGAAGCCTAGTATTTGACGCTGACGTTATCAAACAGCGTTTCAAGATCAGATCCGTGTCTCAAGTGTCAGATATTACCGGCAAATTCAATGAGATGAGGGCTAACTTAGTCGCTTTCCTCAAGAGCAATACCTCGGCAACCGTCAACTCTAGATTCACTACCACCACGGGTTTCACTGAAACAAATGTAGAGATCTTGAAGAAAGCAGCTAGATCACTTGGAATGCCAGCGTTCGGTTTTTTCAACCGATGGGTTCTCCTCGGTAACCAGAAGCAAATTGAGCTAACGCCAGAAAACAAGAAAGCTGCACTTGATCGCTTCAATCAGTTTGTGAGAGAGGCGAATAAGCTTATTCCAAGAAAGATGAATCAGACTTCAGAATACGAAGAGGTTGTGCTCACTGACAAAAGTTCAATTCCGCTCAAGAATCTAGGAGCTGTGGGTTTGCTGCTGAACCCGAAATTGAATGATGAGCAAGTTGATAAGTTCAGGAAACTTGCCAGAAAAGCTGGATTAAAGATGTTCCAGATGCCAGGTTCGAACTTTAAGAGCGAATCTTTAGGCCAAACATGAAATTACGCCACCTGTTCGAAGAGACTCTTGATGATTACCTACGTCATCTAGAGAATAATGGCCACCGAAAAATCGGGCGTGGTATGAACTCGTTGGTGTTCTCAATACCGGGTGATGAGAGCTCTGTTCTGAAGGTCTTGTACAAAGAAGACACGGCCTATCTTGCATACCTTCGAATGTTCTGTGCTAGACACACGAACAACCCTTGGCTTCCAAAAGTTAGAAGCATCAAAGGTATCATCTTAGACTCAAGGTTCCGAAAGCAAGATGTTTCAGTTTGGCTTATCACGTTGGAAAAGCTTGAACGTGCAACAAACGAAGACGTGGTGAAAGCAGTCAGATATGTTATTTCGACGGTAGATACACCACATTTCAAGCGCGTGAAACCATTAGACAACCCAACAACCTTCGATGATATAACGAAGCCACATTGGGAAGTCATAGCAGAACACTCCAGTGACAACGACATTCGTGTGTTTGCAAAGTTTCTATCTTCGTTTCGGCAGCAAGATATCGACGTTTCAAATTCCAACGTAATGATGCGTGGACCCAAGTTAGTCTTCGCTGATCCAGTTCTATAAGTCGTCAGCTAGTCCCTAGAGCACCTGGGTTTGGTTACGCTGCCTGATGCTGGCAGTAGGGTTCGAATCCCAGCTGACGACGCTGAACAATGTCCTCGTGGTGAAATTGGTAAACACACCGCGTTGAGAGCGCGGGCCCCGCTTTTAGGGGATGTCGGTTCGAGTCCGACCGAGGATACCATAGATTGACCGATGCCTTTAGCGAGGGAGCCCTGCACGGCGGATCGTTCTTCGGTACGTGCATCAAGGGTCACGCTGCTGTAGAGTAAGAGGACGTGAGCGGCAGCCCAGTCAATTCAACAACAGGGTAGGAGGCGTGCGGGAGCCGGTTAGTTCGGGAGACTAGCAGTCCGAGTTCAACTCTCGGTGCCCTGACACAATTTTTAGGAGCTTAAGAGCATGAGTGATAACCTTGAGCCAGGTGATCTGGCAATTGTCCTGAGGAGCTATTCAAACAAGGCAGTTGGCAAGATCGTAACCTGTATCAGCATGGACGGCATTCATGATGAATTTGGCCCGATGTGGCTCGTCGAAGCAGACAGACCAATGCCGGTAGTTGGTGGTGATGTAGTTCGAAGAGCTCATCTGCCACAGAGCTGGCTGAAAAAGATTCCAAAAGACCCGCTTCCTGATGAGGAAGATGAAGTTTCTGTTGACAAGCTTCTTGAAGTTCAAACCTAACGAGACTATTTGGCTGCTGTAGCTCAGTCGGTAGAGCACCGTCTTGGTAAGGCGGAGGTCTCGGGTTCGAATCCCGACAGCAGCACCATCTAATAAATACATGGACACTAAAGGAGAATGTCCATGGAAAAGCTCTACGCCCTTGCCGCAAAAATTATTCAAGCAATGCCAGACTGGAAGTTCCTCCCTAAGGATAAGCTTGCCCACATTGTTGTTGGTGCGGTTGGCGCAGTTCCATTTTGGTTGCTTGGGCACGATATGCTAGGTTTAGCCGTTGTGACCGTGGCAGCTTTCGCCAAAGAAGCTGTTGATTACTACAGAAATGAACAGCTAGTGAAGCAGGGTAAACCAAAGGCCCATGGAGTAGATTTTATCGATTTCATTGTTACGGTTCTAGGCGCTGCAGCAGTTGTTTTTTCTGATGAAGCGCTAACTATTGTACGCTCCTTGTTTTCTGTGTTATAATGGCTTCATCAGTTAACAAGCGGGTGTAGCCGAATTGGTATAGGCAGGAGACTTAAAATCTCCCGGATAAACTCCATGCGGGTTCGAGTCCCGCCACCCGCACCACTTTCACTAAAAATGCGAATAGTATAGGTTTCTCTGCCCGTGGTGAAATGGATATCACAGGAGCCTTCTAAGCTCTTATCCCAGGTTCAAATCCTGGCGGGCAGGCCAGTGTTGGGACTGTAGCTCAATTGGTTAGAGCAGCCTCCTTATAAGGGGCAGGTTGCAGGTTCAAATCCTGTCGGTCCCACCACAAATATTTCAGGTTAAATGTTTAAACCAGATCTCAGATAGCATATAATTACAGCATGAACACCTTCCAAAGATTCTAACCGATTGGATGTTGGTTATCTTCTTATCGGAAAAAGAACGGTTCCGTTCGACTCGGAACAACTGATCAAGGCCGGCGCCAGTTGATCAATCTCCGACTCCGCACCTAGTTGGAGTCTTTGGAAAGTGTTCAGTCACTGACAACTAACGTGTCGATTGGAAATCGGCGCGAAGAGCGAACAAACCTTTGTCCCGATGGATTCTGAAGGGACTAGCCTGGTCGGCCAGCCAGAGAGGTGAAATCGCAGCCCTGGCCGGGGAACTGGTCCTGAAATGGTCCAGCGTTGGAAGTCAGTGAGTGAACATTGCGTGTGTGGCGAAATTGGTATACGCGCCAGATTTAGGTTCTGGTCTCGAAAGGGGTGGAGGTTCGAGTCCTCTCACACGCACCATACGAATTCGTTCCGGTCAAGCAAACTAGGTGTGGGCAAGGGACTGTTAATCCCCGAAGCCAGGTTCGAATCCTGGGACCGGAGCCAATCAAGAGGCTGTGATGAAGATTCGGAACATTATACTGGCGCTGCGCGACCAGCTTCCTGTTAAGCGGTTCATCCGCAACTTCTTCATCACCCGAAACGCATGGGGTCTGTTTCACCTCAACTCCCATGTCAATCAAGGTAGCGGTAAACCAAAAGTCGAGTACCGAACAAAAGAGTCAGCGATCATGGCGGCTGAGGCCATGAAACGGAAGAACAACTTCCACTACAACCCTTACAAGTGTATGCGCTGCGACGGATACCACATTGGTAGAAACCGTGACAACAAGCAGCCTCTTACAGATAGACAATGAGAGACAGAAATCCGAAGATGGATGAGTTTCTCAGGCGAGTCAATGGCAGTGACCAGTTTGACCCCCGCAATGCATTGATTGCCATTGAGCATTCGCTAGCACCTAAACCTCTAGCGGAGATCAAGGGTTTCTTCGGACCATACCGATGGCTCTCCAACTTTCACTACACCAAGGTGAAGTGCAATGGTGAGGAGTATCGAACCACTGAGCACGCCTACCAGGCAGCTAAGCACCTTGATCCAGAATTCAGAGCTGAGATCGCTCGCTACCATCATCCCCGCGACGCGATGAAGGCTGGCAGGTCCAGACCACCCCGACCAGATTGGGATGAAATCAAGGTCGAGGTCATGTATGAAGTCAACCTCCAGAAGTTCCAGCAGGAACCACTGCGAACCTGGCTGCTTGAAACAGGCGGCGCCTATCTTGAGGAGACCAACACCTGGAACGACACGTTCTGGGGTGTCTGTGATGGCAAAGGGCAGAACATGCTAGGTCAGGTGCTAATGCTGATCAGGGATAAGATTAGGGAAAGCAGCACGCAAGGTGCGTAACAAGTTTCGAAAGCTTGGCCCTCTGTGATGAACAGAGGATGGTTCGATTCCATTGCTTTCCGCAGGAACATCAATCAAAAAACAGGATGCTGTTAGTTTCTGCTGTGATACTATTATCACACTGGGAATAACTACCCAGGCTAACCTAAAAGGAGAAAATAAATGGCACGCATTCGAACCAAAACCATCACTCAACAAGTTGCTCGCGACACCAAGACTGGTCGCTACGTCAAGCTAAGCACCAAGCCGAGCAAGCGTGTAGCTTTTGAGACCGTGAAGATCCCTACCCGTACTCTGTTTGGTTACGGGCAGGCAACAGCTTAAGCTGACCTACCAAGCGTAGGAACAGTTACGGAGCCGTCTAAGGACGGCTCCAGCTAATTTTGGTGACGTGGTAGAGTCCGGTTTATTACACCACCCTGGAAAGGTGGAGCTGGGGAAACCTGGCCGCGAGTTCGAATCTCGCCGTCACCGCCAACTTTGTGCTGCATGAATCCAACCGCGCTGTTTTTGTCAATCTTGATAAAAGAATCCAGGAAGAACTTTGTCCCTGATAATGGGATTCATGTTTCCACCGCGCAGTGGATCTCAGAGATGAGAACCATTAAGCTGGGGTTACCAAGAAGGTCGGGCAAAACTACAGCAATTGTTGAGCTTGCGGCTAAACACCCGAGCCTGATAGTGTGTCACAATTCTCAGATGACCGATCACTTGAGACGAGCCCATGGGGTTAGAGCTTTTAGCGCTCACAATCTCAGCTATCATAGCTACGGTGGTGACAATGAGCTGATAGAGCTTTTGCTCGTTGATGAAGGCTTTTTACTTCCGGCCGAAACACAGCACAGGTTAGTAGATTTTACAGCTGAGCTCTGGGCCAAGTCAAAGGTTGATCGAGATAAGTTTGTAATGGTGTGTGTTGGTACGTAGCTGATTGCACCATAAATACCTGAATGATAGCATTCACGTGCTATCATAGAAATTCACTTAACAACTACTAAAAGGAGGCCTATTATGGCACTACCAATCGCAGACAGAAATCTAAACACGGTTCCACTTAGCAACGCTGAAATGCTTGAGATGCTTCAGGCATGGTCAGATGGCATCGACGCCGTAGACGATCCAGTGAGCAAGAAGTTTGCCACTGGCGTCATCAAGTATCTCTTGGCTCGTCCTGTGCTGCTGCGTGACTTTGCTCAAGCTGCAGACACGCGCTTCGACGCCCAAGGAGCGTAATTAAGTGAAAGCCCGCAAGGGCTTTCCTAATCGAACAGCGCCTCCACTTTTTAAGCAACGGTCCGCGAACCATAGCTTGATGCGGAAAGTACGCATAATGTCTTTTGACAGGGTGCAACTATCAGCGCAAAATCGGCCGTATGAGTAGCTGATAAACTGTTCGATTAGGAAAGCCAGCACAGGCTTCTTGGCCAAGTTCCAGTAATACACGTTTGCTGATAAATAGTCAAACAGCAAATGTCTAAAAATGAAGCTACACCATCTTTCCGAAGCAGTAAAAAATCCTAACTACGAAGCCCTCTCCATTCTTTGGGGTGGAGATACCTTCGACAACATTGTTAAAGGACTGCAAAAAGGCGAAGAAAATCTACAGATGCTCGCTAGTATTCTTGAGCGTAGTAGAGACAAACATAGTACATCAGCCCCAGAGAATCTGCTGTCTATAGTAAATCCTATCATCAATGCTTACGATGAGCTTAGCGCCACCGGTGAAAGATGGATGATCGAGGCCACGTTGAGCAGTATAAGAGTTTTCATGGCGCAACTGGTCAATACCCTTGTAGCGATTGACAGCGAAGCTGCAACTAAGCTTTTTATTGAAAAAGTAAAGGTTGATGATTTAGTTCGCGTGCTCACGAGTCACCAACGAGAAGTCGTAAAGTTGAGGCTGCTAATTTCAAAGCACAACAGAACTACAGCTCAAAAGAAAATAGACAAAGAAAACGACCTGTATGTCTTCATAGGTAGGCCGTCTTTTAAAGAATGGCCACCAGGATCTGAAACCTTCAAAAAAGCGCTTGAGATCGAGAAGCTTGTAAAGGTTGATAAGTTTGATGTTGAAGCTCATAGCATGATACCCCAAATGCAGCTAAGAGCAACTTTTCAGGGCGAGAACTCAAAGGTATATCAAGTGCTGCTTCCTAAAGGAGCGGTAAAGGGTGAGCGTATACCAGACTGGCTTGTGGACGTCATAGATCAACACAAGACAGAAGTTAGATAACTGATGGTTAGAACTGTACTTGCGATAATCTGCTTTTTCATAGCAGGTACTAGCTTTGCTAATCCGCGGCCTTCTCTTCCAATAGAAAGATGCCAAGAACATCTGCCGTATGGGCAACCATCTAGCCCCAAAAGAACAGTATCTGTGATATGCAGACAAGGTTACGCGCTGCTTCATGACAACAAGGCAAAGATTCCAGTGTGGGTGGCATACTCGTTAACACCCCAAAGAGTGCTTGGGTGCTTTAAACGTTCTTCAGATTGGGACGCTGAACCATCTGTTCCACCTGAATCCAGCGCCGCGCCGAAAGATTATGCCAAAAGTAGATATGACATAGGGCATATGGCAAGCAATGCAGATATGCGTTGGGATAGACAGGTTGAGCTTGAATCTAACGTTCTTAGTAACGCTGCCCCGCAACAACCAGCTTTAAATCGAGGACCTTGGAAGCAGCTAGAAGATCAGACCAGAGCTTGGGTACTGCACAGAGGAAATCCGGTCTTAGTTTACGTTGGTACAATCTATAGCTACTCATCATCTACCATAGGCAAGGGAAGAGTTGTTGTTCCTGATGCTTTTTGGAAGGTCTTAGTGGATCAAAAAACCGGAGAGGTAATTTCATTCCTATATCCAGCAGATGCCGAAAATGGCTCTCCATCTTCCTTTTTGACTAGCCTTGCTGAAGTTCAAAGAAGGTCAGGCTTAGTTCTTCCAACTCCAAGAAACTACTCTTTATCAAAACAGCTGTGGCCATCTCAAAGGAAAAATGCAGCTGCAGATAGAAAAATCTCTTGTAGTCAACCTGAATAATTCTGTACGAACAGTTACCAACCTGTAATGCAGATGATAAAATCATCCTGCAGCAACCAATAAATACATGGTTGGAAAATCCAACATCGTTTGCAATTTTTAAAGTTTACTCGTTTGAAAGGTTTAGAAAATGACTACTTCTCTCATCGCTTTGGTTCGTGACCACTCTGGCTCCATGAACCGCATTGCGGCAGGCGCAATGCGTGACTACAACGCGACCATCAGCGCCATCAAAGCAGCCGCTCATGCCACCGCCCAACCCACCTACGTTTCTGTCTGTGAGCTTGGTTACGAAGGCACCACTGACGTTCGGACCGTCATCAGCCACCAGCCCGTTGAAGCTCTCACACCGTTGACGCGTTACGAAGCACGTGGTGGTACCCCTCTATGGGATGCAGTTTCCTGGGCTGTTAAAAACCTGCTGAGCCACCCACTTGCTGGCGATCCTACAACTGCTTTCTGCGTGATGATCACCACCGACGGTCGTGACGAGCACAGCAAGCGCGACACCGAGCGCACCATTCAGGACCTGATGGACGGGCTTAACGGGACTGACCGTTGGACCTTCGTCTTCCGTGTGCCGAACAACGAGGCGCAGCGCATGCTTCGGATGGGCATCCCTGAAGGAAACATCCTTCCTTGGGACCAGTCTGCTAAGTCAGTCCAGGCAACGCAAGAGGCAACGACTCAGGCATTCACTGAGTACTTCAGTGGTCGCTCTAAGGGTATGACCTCTACTAAGAAGTTCTTCGCGAACATGGCTGACGTCAAGCTTGAGGATGTCAAGCACACCCTCAACAACATCGGCTCCGAGGTGCAGTTCCTACCTGTTGGACAGCGTGAGCATGACAAGGCAATTCGTGAGTTCATAGAGGACCGCCTCGGCGACAAGATGTTGAAGGGAGCTGCCTTCTATCAGCTCACCAAGAACGAGCTCAAGGTGCAGGGCTACAAGCTGGTTGCCGTTCGTAATCAGAAGACAGGTGAGGTGTTTGCTGGCCCTGCTGCTCGGCAGCTGGTTGGACTTCCGAGCTACGACGCTAAGGTGGCTCCTGACAACCTTGGCGAGTGGGACGTCTTCATCCAATCAACGAGCGTTAACCGTAAGGTGGCTGCTGGTACCAACGTGATGTACTGGCCTGGCGTCGGCAAGCGCTTCACCGAAGGGAAGTCGGCATGAGCGCCCTCAACGACCTCTACCTCGTCAAGAACACCAAGACTGGACGCTATGAGAGCGGCTACGGTCGATGCTCAACGCCGATGCTCTACAGCAAGACCGCTGCATTCAGTGTGGCTGGTAAATTTAACGAGAAGTGGAACTGCACCGACTACGTCGCAGTTCCCGTCGAAATCAAAGAGAAGCAATCATGACAGCTTTTACTAATAGTTTTGGTCAAACCATCAACCCAGGCGATGAAGTGCTCGTCATCGCGCAGGGCTACAACCACAGCATCAGGGAACGACAGGGCACCTACGTCGGTCTTTCTTCTAGTGGAACACCACAGGTGCGTGTCAAGTACGAGAAACGCTGCTGGCAGCGCGCTGACGGAACAATTGGACGCTGGGAGTCGGGCGCAGAATATCTGCGTATTCCAGCGGAAACCGTTCGGACCTACTACTCAGGTCGCATCTACAAGCTTGCATAAACAATCTCCTTGTTGAGATCTTGAAAGGCTCTCTTTTTGGGAGCCTTTTCTTTTTCTCCGTAAATAGCTGATGCTTGTGCGCGACATACTACTGCAGGAAGATAGCTCGATGCCTCTCTGGGCATCGATAATCAAGCGCCACTTGGAAAAGGGCGTCAAGTTCTACTTTGCAGGTGCTGGAAATCGCATTTACGACATCTTCGCGCAGGAGGCGGCTGGAGTAATGACAGTCAGCCTTCGACTTGAACACGTCAAGCGTAAGAAGAATGGACGACCAGACCGCCAGACTTATACCATCTGGGAAAGGGCATTCAATGATTGGACGCTCAAGAAGTTTGAAGATGGCTTTAAGCTGACGATGGTTCAAAACACAAAGAAAATCAATGAAGAACAGGAAAATCCCCTTTGGGCAACTATCATCCAGAAACACCTTCCACGAGGACATAAGTTCTACCACGACCTCGGCACCACTGGGCGAATAACCAGTATTGAGGTGCTGCCCGAGCGTGGAGAGGTAGAGCTCTACCTAGAATTTCCCTCTGGTTCTAAAACTGTTTTGAAAATCTGGGAGGAGAAGTTTAACAACTTCACGTTGAAAAACTTCAAGGATGGGCATAAGCTAGTTGCGCTTGAACAGCCAAAGGAAGAGAAGATCAACGAGGATGCCAGTGACCCATTAGTCGTCTCGTTGTTTCAGAAGCTGATTAACGCTGGCCAGAACGTCTATTTTCTCAACAAGGCTGCAAAGCTAACTCAGTTGTTTGATTGGCGGGTGGGGCTGTCAACAACTGGTGGTGTTGCATATTGGTTCTACGACAAAAATGGCAGAGAAGTAGTCTGGAAGACCGGTGACAACATCAACAAGCTGTCGATTACCAAGCTGACAAAAAATGGAAAACAAATTTGGGCTCTCTATGATAAGACAGCAATAAAGCTTGTTGAAGAGGAGCAGTTTGAGCCGATGGTGGTAAGGCTTATGAACCAGCGCATCAATAAAAAGGGTGCGGTTGCAATTGACATCGACGTTCTTCCGGTAGGAAAGAAGCTTAAGGGGTGGGTTACCGAGCCTATTGAAAAGGTTGGTTCCATGAATGGACTGGGGCTGCGCACGCCTAACATGTTCAAGATTGTGGTGCACAATGACAGACCTGCGAGCGCAAAGAAAGTCTTCTACCTAATGTATGATGCGGACAGTAAGTTTACGCTGAAGCTCGCTAAGGACAAAAATAACAACCCAACTATAAAGCTGGTAAATCGTGAAACTACTTGAAATTGTTGGTGACCCATTGGTTATATCTATGCTGCGCAAGCTGATAGCTGCTGGTAAGACTGTGACTTTAAACTTGATGGAACGCCGCTATGATCTTACGCGTTGGCACTATGGCGTCATCAACAACATCATAACGCGGCAACAAGGAATAGATCCAGTAACTGGACGTTTGTCAAACGTTGTTCACTATGTCGTTGAATACACAAGAAATGGTGTTCGCCATGAATACAAGCTTCCGCAGAATAAGTTAGAAAATCTAACTATACTCAAAATCAAGGACAGAATGGAGTGGGCACTGTCTGATACTAAACCATCTGCTGATGAGCCTAAGGAATGATTAAACATAGCGCCAATGACAGCTTGCTTTTTAGCATGCTCACCAAACTGCTGAATAAAAGAGTGCAGGTAAACATTTCTATACCCACTGAGATTGTTTTGGGATTTCCAAATGGGGCTACTGGTGAGATACGAAATGTCAATTACTGGACATCAGAAGGAATGTTTAATGTCAGCTACATGGCCGTAGATGACAACGGGTATCGTAGATCTAAGGACTACAGATTTAGGACCCTTTCACCTAAGATGTTAGATGAGACGTTCACTATTAAAAAGATAGATGGTATCTTTACACTCATTAAGAAGCCAACATTAGAACTAGAAGAAGAAAAGAGCATCAAGAAAAACAAATCACCCAATAAACAGCTTGAAATGGCAGGTCAGTTGGCACTCAGCACAATTCAAAAATGGATGGATAAAGGCGGGCGAGTTAAAATCAGTGTTACAGGAATTAATCCGCTGGTTGGAGCAAATGGAAAATTAGCTTCTATAGAGAAACTTGACGATTGCTTTATCTTTAGGGCTGAAGATGATGACGGCTGGATTTCAACAGTAACCTTAGATGCCGCTAATGTTAATGGTCTAGACATCAGAGTAACTACTGACTTACAAGGTGAAAAGATCCTTCGTGTTAAATCAAGAAAAAGAGTAGAAGAACAGCTTCAGATACTGGAAAACTTGTTAGAGAATGGTCAGACTGTTCTACAGGTGTCAAACAAGAACGTCAAAGAATACGGGGCGGTAAGACAAATTCGAGCTATTGAACGCCTTGAAGATGAAGAAGGGAAAAGTGTTATTAAGGTGCTTCATGAAAACTGGTTGCCAGGTAGGTTTGGTAGCAATGAAGACTTTGACCTAATTGATATGGCCGGCGCAAGCTTAATCAGCGTTAATGTTGACGACGATGGGCAATGGTGGATAGAATACGCTAAGTAAGAGTATGAATACAAAACAGACATTTTTTACATTTTTAAAATTTATTACAGGTCAAAGATCAGTTGCTGACCTTAAGACCAAGTACACAGGTGGCAGCTTCTACTGCGACGACAACAAGCTGACATCCCTTGAAGGAGCACCATCCCATGTAGGTGGTGACTTCGGCTGTCAGTACAATAAGCTGACCTCCCTTGAAGGAGCACCATCCCACGTAGGTGGTAGCTTCGGCTGCAACGACAACCAGTTGACATCCCTTGAAGGAGCACCATCCCATGTAGGTGGTGGCTTCTTCTGCAACTACAACCAGCTGACATCCCTTGAAGGTGCCCCATCCCATGTAGGTGGTAACTTCAGC